AGGGAAGTAAGGGACCACGGTGAAATGCTTATAGGGGCTCCAGTCGTCATGTAGAACGATGTTGTCCGCGACCACGGTCCAACGGATGCGACGGACCAGCTTGGGAATGACCTGGAAGCCATACTTTTCGACGAAGAAAGCAATGCGGTCACGGTCAAACTCCTCGGGGATGGGGCGCATGTCGCCGGTCTGTGGTGCCAGGAAGTGTTTCTGTCGGTCCAGCTCACGGTACTGACGCTCAATGACGCGGATGTTCCTCATCGCGCTCGTGTCCTGCAGCCCCTGCACGTAGGCAGAGTTCTTTGAGTCGCCAAAGCGGTCGCGGTTGATGGTCAGGGAGTCGTGGGCGTAGGTCAGGGAGCTGCCGACCTTGTGCCGCAGGATTTCCGCGTCTGCTTTGCTGTACAGGACGGCAATGTCGTCGCTGGTGAGCCACTTGGAGGTGTGCACCTCGCTCCACTTGTCCGGGTCGTACTCTTCGGCGTCCGGGTCGATGATGACGTTCTTCGGGTTGATGTTTTCGATGCGGACTTCGCCCTGCATGCTGTCACCGTACTCGATCCGCACGTCCAGAAAGCCGCGTGAGCCGATGATGCCGTCGGCAAACATGTCCGAGCGCTTCCAATCGAGCTGATTGTTGTCGCTGATCTGCTTGTAGACCTTGCTGAGCACGTCGGCCACCTCAGACGGTGCGCCGGAGCGTGGGCGGAAGCTGATTTCGGCCCGGTTGTTGATCTGCTCGCCCATCACGTTGGAGACCGTGCTGAGAATCTTGTTAATCGTCAGCACCGGACGGCGCTGGGCCTCTAGTTTGGCCCGGTCTGAGGGTGCCCACTGGTTGCCCGCGAAGAACTGCTCGCATTTATCGACCTTCTCGACGTACTTGCTGTGCCCGTGGTCGCGGGCGTAGGCAAAGCGGTTCCAAATCTTCGTGGCGAGTTCAGTATTGACGGGCATATTGTTCCTTTTAGCGGCGCATGGCCCGTGTTGTCTGGTCGTAGGAGGCTTGCCCCATTTCGGCGGCCTGCTCTATTGCCCCGGCGTCATGCCCGACGAGGCCGAGCTTCTGGCCTACGTTGCGCACGCTCTGGACGTTCTGCATATTCGGGCCAAGGTGGCGTGAGGCTCGTGCCGTCGCGCTCCCGACCTGGGCGAACTTGCCAAACGGGAGCATGCTGAGGGCGGCGGCCCCCGCTGCGGGGTAGTTTGATTCGGCCAAGGCACCCGCGACTTGTGGCACGCCCACCGCCAGGTTGTACGGCTGGTTGACTACCTGGGCGATCTGGTTGACCACCGGGTACTCTGTGTTGAAGTCGCGCAGGTTCTTGGCTACGGGCTGAACCACGTGCTCGTCTATCCCCTGCCCGACCGCGCCCCAGAACTGCGAACTCATCGGCCCTTGGGCCAACGGGCCTGGGGCTGCACCGGGCAGCGGCTGTCCGCCGTCGCGCAGCTTGAGGTGCTTCGGTGGGCGGTTGCAGTTGTTCATGCTGACATGAAGCTGCCCTTGGCAGAGTTTTTGGTGATGCGGTCTCTCCAGCTGGGGAGGGCTTTTTCTGCTTTGCGACGTGGGGGTTGTGCGCCGATGGCCATCTGGGTGGCCCAGCTCAGGGAGTCGACGCAGTCGTCGTGGGCACCGGCGGGGAACCTCAGCATCTCCATGCGGCACGTGTCGTACCACTCAGCGTCGTTGTTGAAGCTCACCCTGCCCTGCTGCATCCGGCCCTGGAGTGGGCGGGCGCGGGCCAGCTTATCCGTGATGGGTTTGAGGACTTCCGTGGGCGGGTAGTAGTTCAGCTCTCTCATGCGCTTCTTTAGTAGAGATTCGATGGCCCGGTAAATCTGACCGTCCTCGAACCCGAGGCGCTGGCCGGAAGTGTACCACTTCTTACTTAGACGTAAGATTGCCTCAACGATCATCAGAGCGTCCCCGCTCTTGAATCTGATCTGCTCAGCCACGTGCAGCGTGTCGTCGTGGTCCTGCAGCAGCACCGTGCCCACCGTGTAGTCGTTCTGCTTCTTCTCGCTGATGGCGAAGTCCCAGGCGATGAACACGTTGGCGTTGTTGATGTGTGGGATGCCTGAGCGGCGGAAGTTCTCTTTGAGGAAGTAGTCTCCGTCGTCGGGTACCGGGTTCTGCTGGTACAGGGCGCTCCAGAACCGTGGGCTGATCGTGCGCTTGATCTGGTTGAGCTTGGCTAGGTCGTAGCGCTCTGGGTGCAGGGCCTCGCCTTTTCGACGGTAGAGAATCTGGTCTGGGTGGCCTGGTTCGTCCTCGACAATCAGGTCGGACACAGGGTCATACCATTCGTCGTGCTCGGCAATCGCCGGGTACTTCACCACGATGAACTGATCCGCATCAGGGTCCTTCATGGCCTCCTGCAGCTGCCCTGCCAGGTCGGAATCGTGCCAGCACGTCTGAATGACCAGCACGCCGCCGCCTGGGGCAAGCCGGGTGTAGGCCGTAGAGCCGTACCAGTCCATGAGCTTCTGGCGGGTGTCAGCGCTGTCCGCTTCTTCGGCGTTTTTCAGAGGGTCGTCCACTATGAGTATGTGACAACCTTTTCCAGTGATACCCCCGCCAACACCGGCAGCCACGTACCCTCCGCGCTTGCCGTCAAGCCCCCATTCCTCAGCGCTCTGGTTATTAGGGTTCAGGCGGATGTCGAACACAGGGTGAAATACTGGGTCCTCCAGCACCTCTTTGACCTTCTTGGAGAAAGTCATGGCCAACGAGACGTTATACGAGCAGGCTATGACCTCATGGTCCGGGTTGTGCCCCATGTGCCACGGGGGGAACGACCTTGAGCACAATTCCGACTTTCCGGAACGGGGCGGCATCAGGATCATTAACCTGGGGGACAGCCCTGCTGTTACCTGTGCGCTGAAGCGCTCCAGCCGCCTGCAGATGTCCTGGTGGACCCACCCAGCGAGGTAGCGCGGGTTGATCCGCTGTACGAATGGGAGGAACCGGCGTCGGGATAGGAGGCGGGACGCCAGCTCGATCTCTGCGGGTGTCTTCCGCCCCGACGCCAGGTGCTCGATCTGATAAATCCCGGAGTCTGACGGGCTCACTCGTCGTCTCCCGTGGTCGTCTCATCAATGAGGAGTTGTGGGCTGGCATTCGAGGCTCCTTGGGAGATCACTTTGAGCAGTTCCGCATCACTCATCGAGTTCATGCGGTCCAGAATGATGTTGCCGGTGACGTCGACTTTTACACGGTGTTCCACGGGCGCGTAGTAGCCGCACATCTTGCCGACCTCACGCGCTGCGGACACCATCGTGGCAGGTTCAGCCATCAGTTTGGCCATCTCGAACGCCTCCAAGTGCATGTCCATGACCTTTTTGCGGGTCATTTCGGCGGCGGCTTCGTATTTGGCCTCGTACTTGGCTTTGAGCGCCAGGACGTTGGGCATGCGGGCGAGGCGGTAGGCGAGGCTGTCGTCTGAGTACCCGGCCCGTTGGCATGAGTTCGTCAACGTGTCGCCTTCCGCCCAGAACTTGACGAAGAGCTTCTGCTTCTCGGTCAGCGGTTTGGCTGGATCAATCTCGCTGGCGCTGGCTGCCGAGCTGGTGGACTTGCCGCGAGCACGGGCGACTGCGACACCGCGCTCTTCGGTGCTCTTGCCGCGTGTGTTGGCCTTGACGAAATCGGCTTTGACCGACGTGTCTAGTTTCAGCTTCCCGCGCTCAGTGAGTTGCTCGTAGGGCTTGGCTCTTGGCATGAGGCGCATTCTAACTTAGACGTTAGATTGTGGGGCGTCGAAAATTTTATAAAAATTTTCAACTTACGGTCCCGTGGGTCCCTTATATACCCGGCACTAAGAGACCACCCCGGTTTGGATTCGAACTCTGTACGGCCAATAAGGAGTCTCTTTGGCCAAGGCAAGGACAAGCAGCGTGAACGCTGCGCTATCACGAATGATCTCTGTCCTTCGGTTGGCGAACATGGTGTGTACACCAGCGCTTCACTGCGGTGCTCGTAGTACCACGCACCACGTAGCGTGTGCTTCGTTGCTCAGCACTGTCTAACACGTTGTCTTTGAGCCCCGCTAACGCGTGGCTTTGTGTCTGGTTGTGTGAGTTAGGTAGCCGTTTGTGTTACCTCTCGTTCTCTATTGGAGAAGGTTATGACTGCAACAGCACGGAAGATTGGTACCAACGTAGGTCGTGGTATCGGCAAAGTCGGCGGCTTCGCATGGAATGGCGCTTGCCGTATCGCCGTCGCAACTGGTGACTTCGGTGAAGGCGTGATCGCTGGCACCGAGCAGGGCTGGGACGAAGCGATGGTCAAGGAAACAGCCCGCAAGGCTGCCGCTAAGGCAGCGATGTTGGCCTACTTGGCAGAACAGGGTGTGGCAACACCCATGGCAGTTACCGCTGCCCCCGAAGTGGTCGTGGCTAAACGCAAAGCCGCTGCCGCCTAAGAAGTAGCACGCAGGGCGTAACAGCCCTGCGCCTCAAACAAAGTAACTAAAGAAGGAAAGATCATGAACGCAAAAGATAAAGCAGAACTGGAATTGGCCATCGCCGCAATTCAAGCAGGCGTTGTTGAGGCAGTGAAGCCTCTCGCCGAACAGGTCGCCGCACTGATCGCCGCGAACACCGCGCTTGAGCAACGCTCTTCGAACTTCGCTGCACGCGTTAGCTCGCACAACGCTTGCTACCGCGCCGAGATCAAGGCACTTCGCGAAGAGGTGCTGGCGCTGAAGGAAGGTAAGAAGTTCGCGCCTGCCGCTGAACGCATCTCCACAGAAGCGTGGAAGGCAGCGCACGCTGATCTCTGCCGGTTAAACCCAGGCAAGAGCTACTTCCCCTCCGACAGGGTGAAGGCACACGCGAAAGCGATGGCGCAAGTGAAGCCGCTCACCGGCTACACCGAAGGCGATCCGCTGACGGAAGACACGCCAGAAGACGAGTACAGCTTCTGATGGAAGGCTTTGACCCGCAAGGGTCTAAGCCCGAAGTCAGGCAGCCAACAGCTTGGCCAAAAAGGCCGACCCCTGAGTGCCGGGTGTGTCTTATGGGGCTGGTCGTACCGCGACGGCTCCGACCAATGGGCGGAAGCCTTCGAGCCGAGCCCAATGGGCGAGGCAATCAACAACGAGGCGCGTGGTTCCACGTGCTATCAATTTAGGAGTAACACCATGATCGAAGCAGTCTTCGTTTTTGGAATGATCAACGTGATATTTGAGTTCGTAGTGCTGAGCATGATGCCGCCAAGATTGAGGCTCCGAGTGCTCGGCAATAAAGTAGCTCAGCTAATACTACACGTCGTTATATTAGTTTTGGTACTGTGGGTGCATTGGGGCACCGTGACTGGAACTATGAGCGCGTTTTTCAGTTTCATCCTCTCAATGGTGACCGTATCCGTCGCTCGCGTCGTGTATGGATACATCGAGGATGGAGTCTTTCATCGCCGCATCATCGGCTACACCGTAGAGGAGTTGTCATGAACAAACAGATCTACACACTCCACGTACATGGATGGCATATCGATAACACCGACATGCGCTGCTTGATCCTTCTCAGTTACGGCCTTGCACTCGCAGGCCGTGACTGGGCTATCACGAAACAGTACGACTTTGAAAACGACATTCATGCGTACACACACGGCACAGACCCAGTGCCACTACCACCAGTTTTCTGATCGCCGCTAGCGCGTCGATTTGAGTCTGGTATTTCGGCTCATCGTTCTTTTTATGGAGGCCACTTATGGCTCAACCCAAACTGACAGTTCTTCCCTACATAGGCCCTAAAGCTGACGACACAGAACGCAAGCCTTACGAAGCAAGCGTCAAGGTCGAACGCGATGAAGGCCCACGCTTCATCCATCGCCCAAGCGAGGAGTTCCAAGACCCGGCTGACCGATTCATCGGCAAAGTCGAAAAACTCGCAAGCATGTTGAAGTGCAGCGAGGAAGAAGCCGAGTTCATCATCCTTCACCGACTCTAAGGAGCACAACATGGGAACTATATGGACAAACGGAGTCGTGTCATTGACATCAGACTTCATCTTCGGAGTCTCGGTCATGACAGAAACAGGTTGGGTACCAATGTCCAGCCTCGACCCTGAAGACCAAGACATGGTCAAGCGGCTGGTTGACAACAACCCAAGCTGCCCATTCAAGCTCTAACGAGCCTTGCACCGATTGACTGTTATGAGCATGTCAATCAGGGCCATGAAACCCCCAACACTCAGTGCATCGAACGTCAGCGCAGCACTGAACACTGAAGACTGACACCGGCCACTTAGCGATAAAGCGGGATGCCTGCCGGATGCATCAGACCGCACGCGACCTTAACGATCTATCTGCCTCAGAGCGTCACAGCTTGGGCTTAACTGCGTCCTTAATGGAGCCGGATGGCGTAACCGGCAAACCTCAAAATCTCAACACAGAAAGCAAACCATGACAAACGCAAACACAATGAGTATCGAAGACGTCATCCAAACACTCGATCCTCAATACCAACTGTCCAGCTACCTGAAGCTGCGCGGTCACATCAGCTACAAAGCTGCCAAGCTCTGCGGTCAGTACATGGCTAAAACAGCCAAGCTGATCGCTGACTCCGAAGAGACCACCATCGACAGCTTCAATGCTGCAATGGGACACATGCGTGGTCAACACAGCGAAGACCTGCTCATGAACGAAATGGGAATGGCTGAACCTAGCGACATGTGGGCCACAGTCAAAGCTATGGTGCTCTACGCCAACAAGCTGAACTTCGACATGCAAGCGCTGGTTGATCCAACCGAGAAACTGCGCAACGATCCGACATGGAAATTCCAAGGGGTATTCTTCACTGAAGAACAGCAACGCAAATCCTGGGTGTATTCACTCAAACTGATTTCGGAAGCTGACGACTCGGATGCACTGCAAGGCACATACGAAGAATATGCAGCAGCTGTCGCCAACCCTGAATGGTTGTTGTCCAAAGAAGAATGGGCTCTCCAACAGGAAGACGACAATACGCTGTTCGAAGAATTCGCACCACACATCGTCGACCGCATCATGGAAATCGGCTTCGAAGAATGCGACTTCGACGAACTACCCATCCGCACGCAGATCGCTGCAATCGAAAACATGAAGGGCAAAGTGCCCAGCATCTTCGAATCAGCGCTCAAGTCGGTGAAGTACAACCGTGACATCCCAAAGGAGCGCAAAGTCGCTGAATCCACAACCGTGAAGGGACTGGTGAACAACTTCACCAAACTCTTCTGCGCAATGCTGGACAGCACACGGTACGAAGGCTACGAAGAATTCATGTACTCGTACATCCCCAACCGCGCGGCTGCCACAGATGCTCCAGTCACACGCCGGATGATCACACGCAGTGAGAACACGCTGAGGCAACTCTACGTGTCCGGCAAACGCCACGACAGCGAAATGCAAAAGTTCAATGACGACTTCATCCTGACAAGCGACGAGGTCTAAACAATCAGGCTCAGCAGCAATGCTGAGCCTGAAAACATGGAAGCCTGGTGGAATTATGGGCAAGCCACAACTGCCTCTTTTTTAAGCACAAACCATTCGTAATAATTCCGCCAAACTCCTTACTAGAAAGACTCTTTTTATATTTATTACTTTTCTATCTTTAATTTAAGAAGTGTAAGTGTAATAAAGAGAGAGTTTTCATTGGTAAACAGTGATTACACCTTAACAGTTTGAATTCCATCTAAAATGGCCTTCCAACGCCCAAGGACCAATAAGATGAACATTTCCTTCCTCAACGCCCCCGTAGTGCTATCCAAGAGCTACACCAAACTCCC